ATCTCTAACCTGGGTATCCATTTTGGATACATCTTGTATACATTTTGTATCCATTAATGTATAAGCTTTATTTTCATCAAGTTGTAGCATTGCTTTTTCTTCTTTATATTTTGTTTCATGATATCTGTCTTTTTGTATGTAATTATGTATTTGCCAATGTTTTATTACTACTACACCACTTTCAAATGGTAATAAAAATTTTTTAGTTAGTAATATTTTTAAATCATCATCTTTGCAACCTATCATTCTCATTATGTTTTTTGGATTATTTATAAATCCGTCATCATCTGCTCTCATACTTAAATGAAAATATAATAATTGAGTTGTATGTGGCATATCAAGAAAGGCATCACTATCTATTATTGTTTTTGCAAACATTCTTCTTTCTGCCATTGTTTTCTCCTTTCGTACAATATAAGGGATAAAACTTTATTTTGTCTTATCCCTGTTGTCTAATCTATTCTTTTACTATTTTTATTGGATAACCTAATTCTTTTTCTATTTCTGCTATTGTCATTTCTTTTTTGTTGCAATTTTTAATTACAATTTGGTTTCCTATTTTTTTCAAAATTCTTTCATCTAAATTTTCTATTTGTGTATAATTAATGATTTTATATGCTGATATTTTATCTAATTCTCCATTATATGTACTTTCCCCCCAACCATATATACAGTCTTCTACAACAATATTAATGCTTGAATGATTTTGGCCTATTGTATAAACAATATCTCCTATACATAACTGTTTTCCTAAAGAATCTTTAAATACTGGTTTACCAATTATCCCTGATTTTTCTCCATTCACATATAAAAATTTTTTCATTTTCTTTTCCTCCTAATATTTTTTATAAATAACTTTTTCCTATTAATTTTATAAATTCTTCTCTTGTATGATTTTTTTCATATTCTTTTTGATATACTCTTTTTAACTCTAAATCCATGTTTCTATTGTAATGTACAGAGTTGTTTGACATATTATGTTCTTTATGACATAAACCAACGCAGAATCCATTCTCAATTGAAATTTGCCTATTTGCTGAACCGAAGTAAACTTCATGAATACACTCGGCTGGTCTTCCACAAAAGAAACATCTATCAAGATTATTTAATATGCTATATCTCATATCTAATCGCCTCTATTTTCTTTTTTAAAGCATTTTGTTTACTGTCTATACTCTCATATGCCTTTTTAAATCTAAATAGTCTTGACCCTAATTCTGCTAGTTTCTTGCTATCTTCTTTTACATATTCTTTTGCCATTGCCTCAAAATAACTCATTGCTGGTGCTTTTTCTTTATTAGTTTCTTGCCATTGTTTTCTTTGCATATACACTTGTTTATTTTCTGCTATAGAAATATCAGTTTTTAATGTGTCATATTCCTGTTGTATCCTTGCTACCATCTCTCCTATTAAGTAATTCATATTTGCATATATCTCTATATTTTTTGATATTTCAAATCCTGTTTCAGGACTTTCTTTTAATTCATTTTGTAATTTTGTATATGTATCTGCTATTTGTTTGCTATCTGCATTTTGAATTGTAAAAGGGTTGAACATATATAATTTTTCAAATTCCATTTTTTGTTACCTTTCTACATGTTGATGCATTAAAACATATTCTGAATTTTCTCCCATGTTATTTAATAAAAATTCACTTGCTTGTTGTTTACTTAAATGACTATCTTTTGCTCTAAATTCATATACATATTTGCAGTCTTGTTGTTTTTCTTTTATTCTTTCTTCTATCTCGTCTTCGTCATAATTGCCTTCAACAAGATATAAGTCATAGTTTTTAGCACTTATTCCTTCAACTGTTTTTGTGTCCGTCATGTAAATTACTTTATAATCGTTAAATAGTGCTCTATAGCCACATTGTGGTACATCATGATATAATTTAATTGGTACTATTTTAAATAGCTTATAATTGTATTTCGTGCCAATTTGAAGTACATCTATATTTTTTCTTTCAACTCCACATTCTAAAAGTGGTTTTAATAACCATTCACAACAAGCAAATCTTAATGTTGGTCTTTCTTGTGCCAATTTCTTAATTGTTTCTTTTTTGAAATGGTCTGAATGTATGTGTGTTAGAAGTACTATTTTTAATTTCTTATAATATTTTTCTAATTTCTTAAATGTAACTCCACAATCTATTAAAATTATGTCTTTTATTATTGTTGCATTTCCTGTGCTACTACTTGATATAATTTTATAGTTCATTCATTGATACCTCTTTTGTTGTTGGTATATTATCTTCATTTTGTACTTCATAATCATTTGAATAAATAATATTATCATTTTTTATATTTCCTTTGTTATCTATTCTAGATATTGAATTTTCATCATTGTTAATTGCTTGTGCTAAAATATAATTCACCTTACTACTAAATAATGTAAACAATTCTTTAGCCATTTCTTTTACTACTTTTGTTTTTACCATTTTTACTGGCATAGTAGTCCATGGACTATATGAAGATGTTGCACTTGGAGATACTCTTTTTATTACATCTATATCTTTTTTACTCATAAATATTGTTTTTTCAAATCCATTTGCAAATTTTATATAACAATATGCTCCTTCAATGTCATCATATTTATCACTTTCAACAACCTTTTTGTGTTTTAGTTCTTCTTTTACAGGGTCAAAAGAATACTCATCTCCTTTGAATATTACATTTGCAGTAAATCTCATAATTTCAGCAGGTTTTATCATATCTATAATTTTGAACCATCCTTCTTTTTTTCTAGTAATTACTGGTTTTCCTTTGAATGGTACAATGTCAAAATCAGTTCCTGCTTCCAAACCAACCATTGCTTCTTTTAATACTCCATATAACATTTGTAATTTTCCGTTACCATCAAGTTTCATTAAGTCATCTCTATTGGTTATATAAAAACCTGCACTATTCTTTATTCTATCTATTGCAATATTTTTAGGTAATAAAGAATTATTTTTTATTACCAATTTTTCAATAGCAATCTCTACTCCTGTTTGGTCAATTAAAGAAATCATGTTTTCTTCTTCTTTTTTTATCAAATCATTTTTATTCCCCTCATTACTCATAATCGTAACCTCCACTTTCTAAAAATTGTTTTAATTCTCTTAATTTTGTTCTTGTTCCTCTTACTGTAAATTTTAAAGTCAAAATTTCTTCTGTTTTTTCTTCTACGGATGGTGAATTTAATATTATTTGTTCACTATACTTGTCTGACTCTTTTGCAGTATCCACAACAAATTTTTGAAGTTCTTTTTCTTGTTCTATTTTTTTCTTTTCTTCTTCAATAGCCTTAAATCTATTTGTCACACTTGTTATTGCTTGTGATACATTTAATGTTTGTTTATATTCAACTAATATTTCTGTCTTATGCTCTTGTGTTTCAATTAGTTTTAAATCATCCACTATTTTGTCAATAAATTGTTTTGCTTGTTCTTTTAAACTTTTCATACTTGCTGATAATGTTACATTTATTTTTGCTTGTTCATATGTAATAAAATCAATATTGTTTGCTTTTTTATATTCTTCAAAATACTCTTTTATTTCTTTTTCTTTTTTTGCTTTCAATTCATTTTCAACATTATCTATCTTTCCTTTTAATATTAAGTCTGCATTTCTAAATTTATCAGATATGCATTCTTTATAAACATTTTCAAAATCGTTATAAGGTTTTAATACTTGTTCTTTTACTAATTTTCTTTTATTTTCAAATTCTTTATAATCTTTATTTAATTCTGCTCTTATTTCTTTTATTGTTTTTACTGACTCTTCTGTACATACTAAACTGGTTGCATTTTTAACTCTTTCATCTATAACTGTACTTACACTTCTTAATTGTTCCTCTATTACAGGTAACTGCTTTATTTCTATTAAGTCTTTAATCATCTAATTTTCTCCTTTCAATTTTTTAATTTTTTCTTTCAATTCATTTGCATATCTATAGTCTTCACTGTCCCATTTATCTTGCATTTCTAATATAAAATATCTGTGTTCTAATTGTTCTAATGTTTCCATTTTCATTCTCCTTTGACAACTCTACAAATTAGTGTTATACTAATAGTAGAGTAGCTTATATATGTTATTACTCGAACTAATTTTGTGATTGGTAGTCTGAAATTAGTTCTTTTATTTTGCATAAAATAGCTTTTTCATTGTTGTATGAATTTGCTGTTGCTATTTTTGTTATTCTGTCTATCAATTCTTTTTGCTCATCATTTTCAAATCTTAAATCTTTATTTTCTTCGTGTACTGCTATGTTTTCGTTTGTTAATTCTTTATTTTGTTTTTGCAAGTCTGCTATTAATATGTTTCTGTCTTCTATTTTTCTTTCTGCATCTTGTAATGCTTTTTTGCTAGAATCAATTAAACTTTGTTTTTCATTTTTTCTAAACATCTTTATCAACTCCTTTCTTGTAAAATTTTGTAAAATAAGTTATACTCTCACTTAGAAAGCGAGGTGATTTAATTATGAATATTATTTGTAATAACATTAATGATTTTTGTACTATGATTACAACTTGCACTTGCAATAATATAAAAGATATTCGTGTTTTTATAAGTGAAAAAGAAAGTTATCCTAACGGTGTCATTACACCATCTACTTTAAAAAATAATACTTCTTTTACATATGTTTTATTAACTCCACTATATACTGCAATATATAGTGATAATATAAAAACTAATGAATACGATAATACCTACAATTCTTTAGAAAAATGTCAAGAAAATTGTAATCATGATTTTCGTATACAAATATTCGATAAACTTAACTTTAAAGATAATAATTTACATATTGGCAAAGAATTACAAGTTATTTAATATTTGTACCTTTAATGAATATGCCGTTAGTAATTGATTTCTTAAATTGATTGCTGACTCGGCATTATATTTTTGTTCACTTTCTATTTCTTCAATCAAATTATTTACATCTGCTAATGTAATTAACAATTCATTTCTTTTCGTTTTTTCATCCATTATTTTCCCTCCTAATAAGTCATTCCTTGCAAAAATCCCCATACTGAAAATGCTACTGCTGCTATATATAGACTGCTATATACTACTGCTCGTCCAATAAAATTGTATATTTTATTTGTATTTAGTTTTCTTTTCATTTTTTTCACCTTCTTTCTAACTAAATATTTGCTGCATAATCTCAAATGCTCTATCTAAATCAATTCTTATACTTCTTTCTCCTGCTTTGATTTTTGTTTCATCAAATTCTGGTCTTGCTAATATTTTGTATGCTTGTGATTTACTTAACGAATATTGATTCTGAAATTCTTTTACCGTTATGTATTTTTTTCTTGCTTTCTCCTGCAATTTCGTCATCGGCATTTTTATCATCTCCTTTCGCTTTTATTTATCAATAGTTTTACAAGATTTTTTTAAACATTTTGTTGAATTAATAGCTAAAAAAATATCTACTATATTACAACTATATAATTTCGCCATTTTTTCTTTAAGAGTATCACTTGGATTTCTAAAGCCATTTTCAAGCATTGATAAATACTCTTTTGTTATGGACAATATCTTTGCGGCTTGTTCTTGTGTTAAATCTTTATCTTCTCTTAAATCTTTTAATGTTCTCTTTTTCATTTTGCACCTCCTCAACAATTTGTTGAACACATTATATTAAACAATTCGTTGAATGTCAATACTTTTTTGAAAGTTTTTTTACGTTTTGTTTAAAAGTGTTGACACTCTAAGAAAAAAAATTTACAATATGTTTACAAGTTAAACAATTTGTTGTATAATATATTATATTATGTAAAGGAAATGATATTATGAATAGACTAAGATTTTTAAGAACTGAAAATGGTGAAAGCTTAGAAAAAATAGCAAAATATTTAAATGTAACAATACAAACTATATCTAATTATGAAACAGAAAAAAGGGATATGACCCCTGATACAATTTTAAAACTTGCTAAATATTATAATGTTTCAACAGATTTTCTATTATGTAAGTCAGATGTAAGAAATCCAGAACAGCAAGAAGATCCACTAGGACTAGCAAAAATAGGATTTAGCATGAAAGATTACAACCCACCTACTGAAACACAAAAACAACAAATAAAAGGGTTATTAGAAGTAATTATGAAAGATAATAAAAAAGATGTTGGAGATAAAAAGAATGAATCTAAATAATTTATATGATTTAGCAGAAAAAGAACATATCAAAATTTATGATTACTATATAGAAGATGCATACGGCTGTTTTATAAATATAGATAAAATAAATGCCATTGCATTAAATTATACAAGTATAGATAACTCATATATTGAAAAAGAAACTTTATCAGAAGAATTAGGTCATTACTATCAAGACGCAATATACTCAATTAACTGTACTGACACAACTTTAATTAATAAACAAGAATACAGGGCTAAGAAATGGAGTTATTATGTACTAATTCCTTTTGAAAAACTAAAATTAGCCATTAAAAATCGGAATCAATACAGTTTATAGTCTGGCAGATTATTTTGAAGTTACAATCGAATATATGAGCAATGCTATAAGATTTTATGAAGATAAATATGGAATTATTTACTAAAGATAAGTTGTAATATACTTATCTTATTTTTTAAGGAGGATTTATGAATAAATATAAAGATATGACTTATACAATTAGAAAAGATGGTAGGCTAATGAAAAAAATAACTATAAATGGAAAAACAAAATGCCTTTATTCCAGTGAGACATCAGACTTATATAAACAATACATTGAATTTATGCATAATTCTTATAATGGATTGTCTGACCTAAAAAATATAAAAATGAAAGATTTTTCAATTAAATGGATTGAATTAAATTCTGCTAGTAAAGAAATTAGAACTGTAGAAGAATATAAATCAATTGTTAATAATCATATTATTCCTGCACTTGGTTTTAAAAAAATTAAAGATATAAAAAAATATGATATTGAGCAATTACTTTTAGATATGAAAAATACTCCTACAACCGCAAATAAAACATTAGCATATGTCAAAAGAATTTTAAATGATGCAATTGATAATGATATAATAATAAAAAATGTTGCTAATAATATAAAGCCACTAAAAGTTATAAAAAATGAGCGTAAACCTTTGACAATTGATGAAGATAAAATTCTTATTAGTTCTACACACAAATATGCCCCATTTTTTATTTTGATGCGTTATACAGGAATGAGGAAAGAAGAAATAATTCCACTTACTGTTGATGATGTTGATTTAAAAAATAAAACCATTTCTATAAATAAGGCTGTCGTACTTCTACATAATCAACCAATTGTAAAAACTACTAAAAATAATAGAATCCGTACTATACCAATTTTGGATAATATATATAATATGGTTGTTGACTTAGTAAATAATTCTAAAAATGGATTATTGTTCACTAAAGAAAAAGATGGCAAAATGTTAACAGATGTTGCAGTAAGAAGACATTTAGAAAGTTTCTTGTATAGTATAAATAAAAATCAAGAAAATAAAATAAATTTTACTTGTCACCAATTAAGACATTCATATTGTACAATGTTATATTATGCTAATGTAAAAATAAAAAAAGCACAAGCATTAATGGGTCATGCTTCCGCTTCTATGGTTTATGAAGTCTATACTCATTTAGATGAGCAAAGAGAAAACGCAGATGATTTAATAAATAATTATATTAAAAGTTGTACTGATTAGTTGTCAAATTTGTTGTATAAAAATTTATAGTGTATATCGATATAATATCTCTTGATTTTTTAATAATTATATATTATAATCTGACTATATTATTTGACAACTTTTTGACAACTTTTTACTTGGAAAAATTGGACAAAATGGACTAAATAGACAACCTTTTAAAGCAATTATAAGTTGTCAAAAGTCTTATATATCAGTCAAAAGCCAGTAAATGCCAATATAGCTCAGTTGGTAGAGCAACGGATTCGTAACCCGTAGGTCAGCAGTTCGATTCTGCTTATTGGCTCCAATTTAAAAGGTCTTATAAATATTATTTTTCAATATTTATAAGACCCTATTCATTTTTCTATTTTTGTTTTAATCTTAAATATCCAAGTTCTTCCCAACTATTATAAGCAAGATTAATTTTAAATACCAATTTAGGTTTAGCACCTGCTCTGTTCTTATCAACAACACAAGCATAATATCTAACATCAGGATTTTCTGATTTTTCCAAATCAAAAAATTTAGTATCTACTTCTTTCAAAGAATATTCATATTCGTCTAAATGTTCTCTTGTTATTTGTTTAAACAAGCATAAAGTATCTAAAACTTCTTTTACAGTTCTACTAACAGCTAGGTCGTTAACATCCAAATTGATAGGTGATGTTGCATTTTCTGCTAACTGTAGTGAAGAACATATAAAGATATTGAAGTTTTGTGCTAAGTTTGAAAGTATTGTTGCTGTTTTCTTGATTTCTTCTGGGTTTCCAATATTGCTTGTATCAGTTTTTAGTGTATCATAAAATACATATTCAATATGTTCTTTGTAATAATAATTTATAATTACTTTTTTTAGTTCGTCATTTGTATGGTCTGTAATATTAATAAAATATATTGAATTATCTATTTGCTTACTAGCCCAGTCTATCGCTTTTATTGTTTTGTTAAATTCTGTTGATATTTCAGATAATCTTTTTATAAATTGTGTTTGTGATTCTCCTTCTTCTTTTAGAACATATCCATGTTCATCAAGTTTGGCATCTTTTTTATGGTCAGGTCTAAATTTGAATTCTAGTAATTCTGTTTCTGAAACATGTACATCTTGTCCATGAATTTTTTGAATTTCTGGGTTGTTTATAATTGTTGTAATTAAACATAATTTCATTTTTTCTTCTGACATTTCATTTGATATTACTAGAACTTTCTTTTTGTGTACAAGTGCTGTATATGCTGCAATATCAATTGTTAACCTACTTTTACCATTGTTTGATGGCATTGCATATGCCATTGTTTCGCCTTTTCTTATTCCTTTAAATACCTCTGTTAACACTGGGAATGGATATGATAAACCATTTGCTAATTCATTTTCTCCACTTTCTAAGAAGTTTACAAGTCCATCACTTAAAACTGCAGATTTGAATTTTTGTGTTACTCTAACTTGTTCAATTGTGTCTTCAATTTCTTCGGGTGACATTTTGTCATATAGAGTGTAATCTGTAATTTCAACTATTTTTTCTTGTACATTTCTTTCAGGTGTTTCAGTATATGCTTTTCTAAGTATAAATAATTTCTTTAATTCATCATATACTTTTTCAATATTGTAATCCTTTCCTTTTACATCTTTTCTTAATTTATTTTTTAACTCATATACCGCTTCTGAGTCTTTTGCAAAGTTAAATTTGTCCTTTGCTTTTTCTGATGAATATTTTGACCCTTCGTTAAATAGTACACTCTTATATATATTTAACATTTCTGGATCTTCAAAAACGCAGTCGTCAAATACAAAGTAATATTTAGAAATTAGTTTTGGATTGTCTAATAACATTCCTATAAAAATTGTTTCTAATTGAGGATTACTTAATTGTTGTGGATATGTTCCGTCTTCTTCTTCCTCTTCTGGTCCAAATTCTAGAAATTGTTGTTCTTCTATTTTGGCTTTTTCTTCTTTGTCTTTTAATTCTCTCATTCTGCTAAGTGCTTCTAAAAAATTCTTTTTTGCTAGCAACTGTCTTATATTTGCTATTTCTATGCTGTTTTCTTTTGTTACTTCTATACTGTCAAGTAACTCATATATTTTATCAATATTTTCCAT